TAGCGAACCTTGCTCCTGCAAATGCTGGATCGCCTTGCCTGATTCGTCGCCTTTGCGCTGGCCCAAACTGGGATCGTAAACACCCATCGAAGCTTTCACGTCCATCGCTGCTTGCTGGGTCATGTGCGCCATGGAGTCAATTTGCGGCTCTAGTAGGTCGCGCTCTGGGCGAGGTGCAGGCTTACCAGCAACATCCACCTGGGTATAGAACAATACTTTGGTGTTTTTGGGGTTAGACCATTGCTCGGGATTCACAAGGGAACCGGCCACGGCAATATAAGGAGCGGTCTTGCTGAGGGCTATCTTCTCTGTAGCCGCAGAGGTCCAGAAGTTGTACATCCGTTGTGGGTCTTTGGCGTTGCGAATCAATCCGGCCAGATAACGTTTACCGTCTACGTCAAAATCATCGCCTACCGCAGTAAAGATGGGTATGGATTTACCCGGCAAATCCTTGGGACCGTCCAATATTTCAGTAGCGTTGATCTTGCGCCAAACTACCTGCTTTTTCTTGCGCTTGCCCTTTCCCTCACGTTCCACGATTTCAAAGTATTCTGCTACCCGGACAACATCATTCATTACCCATTCAGGCGAAGCGTTGCCGCGTCCCATGAACTCTGTCAGCGTATCGTTGCTCTGTGAGTATTTGGAGTCGGGATATTCATCCTCGTAATTGTCGCGGGGTACGTCCTCAACGATAAATGCCCATTTAGCGTCTTTGGTGGGCACTCCCGGCTGCCAATAGACTGAAAACTGATTGCGAATCGCCCGGATATAGACTTCCTGATCGTCGCTCTCATCGTCGATGTATTCGGTCAGGAATCGCCAAGAGCCAAAACCTATGCGCGTTACCGCTTCATGGGCATTGTCGTAGGCAATCTCTGAATCTGACTGCACTTCGATGTGCCTGACCATCCCTTGAATAATTTCAGCGGAATCCACGTCGGCGCCATCGCCTACCGGGGTAATGTTGCCGCTGGGCCGCTTGGCTCGGTATTCATTGGTTACGATTCGGACAGACTGCTGCGTCTGGTCCATCGTCAGGCAGGGCAGATTGTCTTTTTCGCGGTCGGCTTTGATGTTGGCGGGCCACTGGTCGCCGGTGGAGAACTTCAGATCGTCCAGGCATTTCTCGCGGGTCTCGTATTCCGCTTCCTGGGCTTGCTGCCAGCGCTTCATGGCCAGCTCAACTACGCTGGTGTCGTCGGATTTCTTCTTTAGCTCGGCAAGCTCAGGCATCCCGCATCAGCTTTCTGAATGACCTTGGCTTAAATGTCAGGTGAGGGAGAATATTGTTGTAGACGCCCTTGCGTAGCCCAAGCGTGGCACTCAGCAAAATGCGGCGAAGCTCTTTCTCATCCTTAATCTTTGAGGAAAGCTCGGCAATTACCGCCTCTTCGTATTCCACATCCGTAGTGGCTCGGTCGTTCATCCATAAATCCCAAAAATGTCCGCTTCCTGCACAAGATGCAGGGTAGACTCAGCCTCTAGCGGCAAATCGTCGTAATAGTCTTTGGCGAAGTCGTTCCATTTAGAGTTGAAAAATACCGTGTCGCCGGGCTTGACCGCGGGCTCTTGTCGCCAGCCGGACTGCCACTCCAACACAAAACTCGCTAATTGCATACTCCATGCATATTCCCAGTCACCTTCATGCCACTTTCCCGGTCCCACCGCTAATACCGTCCCTTTTAAGCCTTTAGGTGCGTCAGTGAGCGTGATGAGTCCTTTTTGCTCGTCGATGCGACGGATTAAGACGCGATCATTGCGGGGCTGAATGAAAGTACTGGATTTCAACCAGTGAGGCGTAACTTCGTTTTTAAGCGAGCGTAAAATTTCTTTTGAGATGTTGTTCACTTCGCCCTCATCAGCGAGTGCAGACTGATGTTCTTGCCGGGCTTGCGCAGCGGCAACTTCTTGCCTTTAGAGGCTTGGTTCCATTCCTTGACGCCGGCAGCGCCTAAAGCCTGTTTTCCGGCTGGAGAGTTTCCCCAGCGCTCCTGCTTGATCGATTTCCAGGGCATAACACCTCAAACTTGCAGGCGATCCGCTCCATCGTGCGCTTCTGCACCCCGAGCAAGGGGCTTAGGAAGGCCAGCCGCTCTAAGCCAGCGCGGGCATGATTTCCCGCTTCCGCTGCCTGCGCCTGCACAGTCAGTTCTTCCGATGGATGAATTTGTGGCTAAAGAGCCACAATGTGTGACTTTTACGTTATTCGAGGCAGGTTAGCAAGAGAAATAGTGAACTTTTAGACACAAACTAGCAAATCAGGACATCCAGTTCGTAGATTGTTCGCCGGGCGTGTACATGCGGATAGGTTCGGGTGCTGGTGGGGGCGCTATCGTGACACTGAAGGTCATTGCGAGTTGATCAGCACAATCAGGACTGCCAAGCGAGGGCACGCGCTCCTTCATATCGTCCTTGCTCTCAACCTCAATTTGCCCTTTGGAATTGTAGGAATATAGCGGAGCCGTCAACTGATCGCATAGTTCCGGGTCATTGGGTATCTCCGGACCAGCCGCTAGCCAGTCGCGCATCAATCCCCATATTTCGGAGCGCCGGTTGCGATATTTGTTGGCATCGTTCGCAGTCTCGCCACCGTGGAACTCGAAACATTTATAGCCGCGGGCCTTGATATGGTCAACGGTTCCTGAACCCAAACCATCTCCGTCGATTACCGTGGCGTCTGCGCTAATCTCCTTTTGCCAGTAAATGACCCGTTCAGCGGTAAATACTGTGCTCTTGCCTCTTAGCTTCTCAAGAATGGCTGATTTACGGCCTTGCCGCCAGCCAATGACTGTCTGATCAGCCCCATATCTGGCCACATCACATGATAGAATCTTTGGCAATCGCTCATAACCTACCGCCGTATTGCGTCGAGATGCTTCCACATGATCAGGCTGGATAAACTGATCAGTTCCTACTAAGGGGAACTCGCCCCTGATCCAGATGCGCACATACCAGCTATCCTCGCCATATTGCTGCACTTGCTTGTTTAATGCTTCGTGATTTGTTCCCTCAACCGACCTGGAATCAATTCGATAGGTCTTCCATAGGTTAGCGTTCTTACCAAAACATTCGCGGAACCCCCCAGTTGCCTGAGTCGGATTCCCGAATGCTATCCACAGCATTTCCGTATTGTCATCCGTAAAGGTACTTTGGGTGTTGTTCCAGATGATGTCGTCAATGCCGCTGGCTTCATCGAAGATGACCACCATGCGCTTGTCTTTGTTATGCAGTCCTGAGAAGGCTTCCTGATTCTCGGCTGACCAGGGGGTAAAGTCTGTTCGCCATTCCCGCTCATGGCCAGGCTGACGGCTGGTGATGCTCGTAGCTTTGGCTTCCCACCAGTGCCGATTGAAGGCCAAGCGCGTCCATTTGGATACTTCTGGGACTGTTTTGGTCGCTAACTGGGTACCAGTATTAGCCGTAACGACTACTTTGCAGTCACCGCAAGTGCTCATAGCCCAATTTATGATCATGGCGATTAGAGCTGATTTGCCGATGCCCTTACCCGAGGCGACGGCTAGCTGACAGAGCTGGAAACGAGTATTGGGATTCTGGAGATGATCGCGAATATGACCGAGGATTTCGCGCTGCCATTTACGAGGGCCGTGCGAACTAGCTAATTCCTTTACGCCCCAAGGGAAGAACCGCTCTGCGAACTTCAGTGGATCGTCGGTACACTCTCCAACTTCCTCGATAAGTTGCTGCTCAAGACTGGGGAGTGCTAGGGCCATGCTTGCGTTTCCGTATTTCTTCTACCTGCTCTGCCAGACCTTCCATGCCAGTTACTTTGATATTGTCTTTCAATAGGCCCAATCGCCTATACAGCAACTCGAGGTTCTTGGTCTTATCGCTCAACTTTAACGTGGTGCGCAGAATGGCTTTGCGCTCGCCATCGCCGGAGCCGCCAGTCGTATCCTCTCGTATTTCCTGCACCGCTGCCCAGTCGTCCCGGCTAAGTTCTGATAATGAAATGCCTTGCGGCTTTCCGTGCTCATCCACGCGCACATAATTGGCCATGTTGCTAAATGCTAGGCGAGCCACTTCCTCGTCTATCTTTTCGGCTCTAAGTTCAAGTTTATCAGCGCGGGCCGAGTTCAATTTGTCGATTAGCTTCTTAACCTTACTGTTGCCTAATAGCTGCGAGGCGCGAACGTCCGCACCTTTGGAACTGTAACCCGCTGCAATAGCTGCTCTTGTGCCATTCAGGTCAATAACGTAGTTTTGTGCGAACTTTTGTTGCCGTAGGGAGGTCTTTCTGGCCATTTTCGGGGCTATTTCCAGCCTGAAATGTACGGATAAAGCACAATGTTACGCATTCTCCGCACCCAGTGATAGATACGCCATTTGAGCGGGATGTTGAAGTTGTGGCAGTAATAGGCTACGCTACTGGGGTCCATGGTTAGCCCTCACTCCAGATTCCGCTAACCTGAGTCTCTATGGGCGGAAACGATAGGCGCTTTGCTCGTTCGAGTGTTGGCTGAAAACCTACAGGGGCAGCCACATTTTGCCAAGGCCCAGACAAATGCAGATGTGGAGAAATCG